GAATATACCCGCAAGGCGGCCCGTCATACGTCCGGCTTTACCCCGGAAATTTTCGCCGGGTTTATAGAAGAGCAAGCGGCCAATTTTAAAACCCGCGTTAGAACGTGGCAAGCATGGGCGCAAAACACCATGACGCCAGCCGAGGCCGAGGCCGTGTTAAATGATGCCGGAATGGCCGGGCGCAAGGTTAAGAATGTAATGCAACAATTCGAAAATGAAGCGGCGGCCCGTGGGCGCACTGTTTGGGCCTTTTACTCGGCCCTTACTAATTATGCCTCGCACAATTCCGAGCGTTTCGGGGTTCGCAATTCCGGGAACGTTGACAACGTGGCGGTAACTTTAGACGGCCGCGAGCGTGAAGTTCAGCGAATTGTAGACGGCGACGCATTCCAAAGGGTGGCGGCATAATGGGCCGTTTAGCCTATATCCTTGTCGGGGCGGTGTTTATCATCGCCCTTGGCATGGTGGGCCGCGCCGATTTTAATGATGAACTAAGGGCCGCCGTTATGTATTGCGACAACGTGGCGGCCGGGGTTTGGCCGGACTATGACGGAACGGCCGAACATTGCCCGGAAACCTACGCGACGGCGGCCGAGCATTTGCCGGACTATACCCCGCCCCGGTTTTAATCCGGGCCCGTTAACGTATCCAGCCCCGGCCATTGTGCCGGGGTTTTTTTTGCCTATTGTTTCCCGTCCTATTCTCGGCCCCGTGGTGGCGTTTTATCCGGCCCCGGTGGGTTAGTATTGCCCGGGATGTTTCCGCCCGTGGTGGCGTTATATGGCCGCCTTATGATATGGCCGGGGCCGTCCGGGGGGGTAGGGGTATTTTTAACCGGCTATAGCGTACACCGCGACGCCCCGCCCTCGGCCCGGTTTATTTTGTAAACACCGGCGGCGGACGTTTCCCGGGCCCGATATTTCCCCGGCTAATAACTATGCGTTATGCGCCCCGGGTAATTTTCCCCAATGATTCCGGGCGATTCCCGGGCCCCGTGGGTTTTGCCGTGGGATATTGCGGCCGGACAAGGCCGAACCGGGGCCGCCAGTGCCGGGTGGGGGGTACCCGTTACCGTATACAACTACCGCCAGAGATTGGAAAATGGGTACTGTCAACAGATCCGAGGGGCCCTACGGACTATATACTGTAAAATACCGAATTCCCCTGAACGTTTATGGGGGGTATTGACACAAAGTTTGTCAAAAGGGATTAATTATCGTATAATTGTTGACTAGTTAGGGTAATTAACGTATTCTAACGGTATGACTTTGGCAATAGTTGGAGTATTTGCTTTATATGGAATAAAATATGAGCCTCCCAAGCGAAACAACGACGCTTGAACTGCCCATAACCGTTGAAAACGACTTGGAAGTCGATAACGAGGGCATGTTTTACGTTGTAACCTTCCTTTTCCCTGATGAGAGTGACGATTCCGTCGAAACACGCATCCCTTTCGAACATATCATCGATAATCTGATCGATTTCTATCGCGAAGACCACACCCCAGCCGGTTATGGTCAACTTTATATGATCGCGAATGAGCTTCACCGCCATGCAGACAACCTACGAAGCGTTGCAGAGCATGTAGAAGGTAAGCACCTGAACGAAGACCTATTCGATGACAATGAAGACGTTATTTAACCCAGATTTCATGGAAAATCTTGATGCTACCCAGATTGGACGTATCGGAGAGCATCTAGTAGCCGCCCTATTGGCCGGTTTTGGTTACGAAGTACACCATACCGCTGGAGCGGGGTACGATTTACTCGTTATGCTACCGGATGGCGAAGGTGTTATTCGTGTAGACGTTAAAACGAAAAAAGCCGCGACAGGTGCGCGGCTCTATAGTATTCGAAAGGGTAAGACGACGACGTTTCGTGAGTACGAAGCGGGTCAGTGTGATGTGTTTGCTTTGGTTTGCTTAGAGGACATGTCAATTACCTTCCAGATGTGTTCGGATCATGATGGAAAGAACTCGATCTATCTGAACCGAGATGAGCATTCAGAAACATGCCCACATACGGCATGGCATTCCTTGGCTATCCATTAGCGGTATATATATAGACCGCCCGGCAAACGCCTGTTTGTTTTATCATGGATTTTGTCATTCGTCAATAATTAAGCCCAATTAATTTAATAACTACGGGTTAACAGGGTGTTGCTTTATTACCGTAGTAGTGTTATAACAATTACCAGAAGCACAGTGTCTTCAAAAACTAATTCAATAAATCTTATCTACATAAAAGCCGCAATTGAAGCGGCTACGGGCGTTTCCCTGAAATTAGAGGAAGTCCGTCAATACCTTCTAGAGGAAGGTCTAATTACCCCTAATCAGGCGAGAAAAGAAGCCACGATATTCCGGGGGTATTCCGAATTTTACGATTACGACTATGGCGAAATCAAAGACGACTTCGAAGCGCAAGAACTCAACTTCGAGCAACAAGATATGCGACAAAGGTATCGCGTGGGCGAAGAGAACCTTTGATAAGTACCCCAGCGCGTACGCCAACATGGCCGCGTCTAAGTACTGCAAAGATCCTAATTACGCCAAGAAGTCTAAAAAGAAGAAGAAATAATCATGGGAGAGCTAAAGAAGTGGGTAAACCAGAAGTGGGTGCGTATTGGCACTGACGGATCTATCAAAGGCCCTTGCGGCACTAGCAAGAATAAAAAACGGCCTGATCGATGTTTACCAATGGCTAAAGCTAAGTCTCTCAGCAAATCTGAACGAGCCGCCACAGCCAAGAAGAAAAAGGCCGGGGGCAAGAAGGGTAAGCAATTTGTATCTAATACAAAAAAGGCGAAGGTACGCTCAAAGAAATAGGAGGAAGTAGTGCATTCTAAGAAATCAAACTGTGGGGCTTCAGTTAAATCAAGTCAAAAGCCTAAGAAGATGAACTCCGGTGGATTCATGAAAATGGGTGACGGCCTACAGAAACTCGACATTAACAAAGAAGAGAAGAAAGGCATGTACGGTGGTGGGCATATGAAAAAGTCCGCTAAGAAAAAGAAGAAGTACTAATGGCCTCTAAACCGGTAGACAAGTCAAAGATGGCTTGCAACAAGCCGCGACGAACTTCGGGAGGATCCAAGAAGTTTGTTGTTAAGGCATGTAAGGATGGAAAGGAAAAGATCATTCGTTTCGGTGATCCAAACATGAAGATCAAGAAGTCCAATCCAAAACGACGCAAGTCGTTTCGCGCACGGCATAAGTGCGATACTGCAAAAGATAAATTTACCGCAAGATATTGGTCTTGCAAAAAATGGTAGAGGAGATTTCTAGGGGGGATTAGTGGCAAAGTTAAGCGATAATACGGATATTACTATACCGTTGAGAAACCTCATTGCCATGATCTTTGCTTCATCAGTAGGTACTATGGCCTACTTCTCGATGCAGGAGCGTATAAACACGCTCGAACATGCGTTTGATAAGAGCCAGATGGAGATAGATCAGAATAACGAATTTAGAATTAAATGGCCTAGGGGAGAGCTAGGTGCCTTACCGGCAGACGCCCGGCAAGATATGATGATTGAAGGACTAGAACGAGACGTTGATGATTTACGTCTGATACAAGAGCAAGTCCACGAAATCACTATCAGGTTAGGGACTATGGAAGCTCTTCGAGACGCGGACACCAAAACAAATGACTGAACAGAAAAAGTATACTGAAATGCAAGAAGCCTTTCTCGAAGCATTATGCGGAGAGGCACGAGGTAATATTCGTGAAGCTATGAATATGGCTGGGTACTCGCCTAACACTCGTATTAGTGAAGTGGTTGGGCCTTTGCGTGATGAGATAGTAAATCGCGCTAGTGATCTTCTTGCTATGAACGCTCCTAGAGCGACATTCAGTATGATTGATGTATTACATGACCCCGGCGCAATGGGAGCGAGAAACGCGGTTGCGGCGGCCACTCAAATCTTGGACAGAGCCGGACTCGTCAAAAAAGAACAAGTCGAGATTAAGGGGCCAGAAGGGGGTATTTTTATTCTTCCGCCGAAACAGGTGACCCCAGACGATGACTGCGAACAACTGGCCGAATAAGAAACGTCCCAACAAAACGTCCAAACTACCGTATGGATATAAGCAAAGTGAGGATGATGAATTACTAGCTGTTCCCGATTGGAACCTTATTGGTTTTATCGAGAAAGCGATGGATTTCCTCGACGAAGGGAATTCGTATAGAGAGGCGGCAAGATGGTTAAGTGAGAACTCCGGTCAGGAAGTATCACACCAAGGTCTTGCTAATATTTGGAAACGTCACAGAGGTGACGCGAAAAATCCTCGGATTAAACAGCTTGCGAAACGCAAGCGCAAAAATGCGCCGAAGACTAAGGAAGAACGTGAAGTCCACGATCTCAAGAAGCGCGAGGCGGCGGCAAAACGTAGCCTCACAGCAACAAAGAAAAAGTTACAAGCCTTAAATGGGGAAGAGGAAAAACCAAACCTCGAACCAGTCTCACTCCAGTTTAGTGACACACTCGACTTCGAGTCACCCCCAAAAGAACAGGCTGTTATCTTCGCACCCAACCCGGGGCCGCAAACAGAATTTCTCGCGGCATCGGAAAGAGAAGTACTATACGGGGGCGCGGCCGGTGGAGGTAAATCAGTGGGACTCCTCGCAGATCCCATGCGATACTTCTCCAACAAAAATTTCAACGGACTAATACTCCGCCGTACTAATGATGAATTGCGTGAACTTATTTGGAAATCCCAAGAAGTTTACCCGCAAGCCTACCCGGGAGCCAAGTGGCAAGAGAAAAAGAGCCAGTGGGTTTTCCCGAGCGGGGCACGACTATGGATGACATATCTTGAAAGACCTGAAGACGTACTACGATACCAAGGTCAAGCCTTTAGTTACATTGGGTTTGACGAACTCACTCAGCACCCTACTCCGTTCGCTTGGGACTATATGCGTTCTCGTCTTCGTACTACTGATCCAGATTTACCTATTTTTATGCGAGCTACTACGAACCCGGGTGGGCCCGGCCATTCGTGGGTCAAGAAAATGTTTATTGATCCGGCTCCGGCAAACACAACGTTTAGTGCGAAGGATCTGGAGACGGGTGAAGAACTAACTTACCCGGAAGGACATGAAAAGGCAGGGAAGCCCTTATTTGACAGACGCTTTATTCCAGCCACGCTTCGAGACAATCCCTATCTGTATCAAGAGGGTTCCTACGAGGCTAACCTTCTATCGTTGCCTGAGATGCAACGCAGACAATTATTGGAAGGTGATTGGGCCATTGCCGACGGAGCGGCGTTTAGTGAGTTTAAACAGACGATCCACATTGTTGATCCGTTTGAAATTCCACTAGAGTGGCGAAGATTTAGATCATGTGACTTTGGTTACAGTTCTTGGAGTGCCGTACACTGGTATGCAATAGATCCAGCATACGAAACATTGATTGTTTACAGAGAGTTATACGTCAATAAGCACACAGCACGAGATCTAGCCGCAAAGGTCATGGAGCTTGAAAAAGGCGAGAAAATAAGTTATGGTGTACTGGATTCTTCTTGCTGGCATAATCGAGGACAGATTGGCCCAAGTATAGCGGAAGAAATGATCTCGATGGGTTGCAGATGGCGACCATCAGATAGAAGCACCGGCTCTCGCGTTGCGGGTAAAAACCGGCTTCATGAATTACTTAAATACGATGAAGAAATCGAAACACCCGGCATCGTGTTCTTCAGTTCTTGCCGACAGATCATTGCAGATCTCCCCGTCATTCCATCTGACCCCAAGGGCAGTGATGACATCGATTCAAGATACGCCAGCGACCACACTTACGACAGTATTCGCTACGGCATCATGAGTAGACCCCGAGCAACTTCACCTTTCGAAGACTGGGGCAAAAAGACGGAGCAAGCATATCGTCCAGCAAGTTTAAAATTTGGATATTAATTAAATGGCAATAGTAGATCGACCAGAAGACATAGACATTGAAGAGGCGGGTATTGGCCTGAAAGACTCTGACGACCCACAAGCATTTGAGCTTGATGGTCTGATTGGATGGGTCGAAGGTCGTTATAACCGTTCTAAGACTTCGCGTGAGTCCGACGAGGATCGTTGGCTTACTGCGTATCGTAATTACCGAGGTTTGTATGGGCCGGAAGTTCAGTTTACTGAAAAAGAAAAGAGCCAAGCATTCATCAAGATCACCAAGACCAAGGTACTTGCCGCTTATGCTCAAATTGTTGATGTTCTGTTTGCTGGTAGTAAGTTTCCCATTGGCATAGAGCCTAGCCAAAAACCATTAGGCGTTGCCGGTGCGGTACACTTTGATCCAAAAGAAATTACTCAAGACAAGGTAGACGAAGCTACAGGTGGTCAAGTTAAACTACCTAAGTCAGCTACAGTAGCACGACCAGAGATTTTAAAGAATGTTGGCCCATATGCAGACCAACTAGAACGTGTGGAAGATAAACTACGAGAAGGGCCCGGTAAAACTCCGACGGCTCTCACATTTGAACCCGCACAAAAAGCCGCTCGTAAGATGGAATCTACCATCCACGAACAGCTAGACGAAAGCCAAGCTAACAAACATTTACGTTCTACGGCATTTGAAATGTCGCTATTTGGAACAGGTATTATCAAAGGGCCATTTGCTCTTAACAAAGAATACCCAAACTGGAATGAGGAAGGTCAATACGACCCCGTCTTTAGAACCATTCCTAAGATTGAATCAGTCAGTATCTGGAACTTTTACCCAGATCCCGATGCAAGGAATATGGCTGAAACTGAATATGTAATTGAACGACACAGACTTAACCGTTCTCAGATGAGAGCATTGAAGAAACGACCTTTCTTCCGTGAGGAGGCAATTGAAGAGGCAATTGAATTTGGCCCGAATTATACTCCAGAATATTGGGAAGAGGCTCTAGAAGATAACGACATGTCCTCTAACGTAGAGAGATATGAAGTTCTAGAATACTGGGGCGTTATTGATGCAGATATTGCAGAAAAAGCGGATCTTGAGCTACCTGATGAGGTAGCAGATGAAGACGAAGTACAAGTTAATGCGTGGATCTGTAATGGTCAGGTTTTACGTCTAGTCGTCAATCCATTCACACCAAGCCGTATTCCTTACCACGCCGTACCGTACGAGCTAAATCCTTACAGCTTCTTCGGTATCGGTCTTGCAGAAAATATGGAAGACACTCAAGAGATCATGAATGGTTTCATGCGTCTCGCTGTCGATAACGCGGCACTGTCTTCTAATCTCTTGATTGAGATTGACGAGACGAACCTCGTCCCCGGGCAAGACCTATCTGTTTATCCCGGCAAGATATTCCGCCGACAAGCAGGGGCACCGGGTCAAGCTATCTTCGGGACTAAGTTCCCGAACGTAACCGGCGAATGTATACAAGTTTTTGATAAGGCGCGTCAGTTAGCGGATGAAGCTACTGGTATGCCTTCTTTTGCACATGGAAGCACAGGCGTTATGGGCGTTGGTCGAACAGCCAGCGGTATGTCTATGCTCATGGGCGCGGCGGCTCAGAATATTAAAGCCGTTGTAAGAAATGTGGATGACTACCTGTTGTCTCCACTTGGACGCTCATTGTTTGCGTTCAACATGCAATTTAATTTTGACAAAGATATTAGAGGGGATCTCGATGTCGTAGCCAAGGGGACTGAAAGCCTCATGCGAAACGAGATAAGGTCACAACGTCTACTGCAATTTATGCAGATGACAGCTAACCCCGGTATGGCTCCATTTGTTAAGTATGACTACATCCTGCGTGAGATTGCCGCCAGCATGGATCTAGATGAGGACAAGATCCTTAACGATCCAAGAGAAGCCGCAATACAAGCTGAGATGATGGCCGCTGTAGCCGCTATGATGCCGGAACAGCAACAGCCACAGCAAGCTCAACAAGGTGGCCCAAACGTACAAGATCCGACTGGAAACGGCGGGGGACAAGCAGTTCCCGGTAACGCACCAGAGCCCGGCGCACCCGGTTTTACCGGCGAAGGCGGCGGAGCTAACGGAGGAAATCCACCACCACAAGAAGGACAACCTCAGTAATGCACAGAGAAATGGCTCGTAATGTTTTACCACTCGTTAACGACGAGGATCAGTACAAGATTTTACAAGCGTATGTAGAGGAAAGAATTAAAGCTCTGCAATGCTTTCTCGAAGTACAAAAGTCTCATGAAAAAATATTAGAGATCCAAGGTGCTATCGCAGAATTAAGGATTTTCCAAACACTTCGTGAACAGGCGAACGAAGGTGCGAAATGAATTCAAAAGAAGAAATGCGGAGGGGTATTAAAACCAAAGCGGGGAGAGATATGGCTGATAAAAAATTTCAATTAGACGAGATCGAAGCAGATCTTGATAACGACGGTAAACTGTCTGAGTACGAGAAAACTCGCGGTGAAGCTGTTCAAAAAGCAATGGGTGATGAAGAACCTGTAGAGATGATGTGCGGTGGTCTTATGGGCGACCCAATGTCTGATTGCGGTTGCGAAGAGTGCGGCGGTGATATGTCTATCGGTATGGATCCAGTATCTGGAAATCCAGTTCCCCCCGGCTCTAACGAAATGAATGTTCGTGATGATATTCCAGCCGCTCTAAGCGACGGTGAGTATGTCGTCCCAGCCGATGTTGTTCGCTACCACGGATTGAAGACATTCATGATGTTGCGCGACGAAGCTAAGATTGGATTGATGGCTATGCATATGGAAGGCCAGATTCAGACTCTCGATGACGAGGATGATTACCTCGAAGAATATATGGAGGTCATTGAATGCCCCGAGTGTGAAGGGGAAGGATGTGATCATTGCGACGGCCGTGGATACCACCATGTCGATGAAGAATATGAAGAAGATGACATGCCTAGCTACAAAGACAAACAGTCTGAAATGACTGAACTAAACTACGACGGTCAAGAGGAGTACGAAACTCCAGAAGATAACGTCGTCGAAATTGCACAAACAGAAATTGAAGAAGAAGTTTTAGAACCAGAAGACGAAGAAGAGTCGGACGGCAAGAATACATATCGTCCGAGCGTGAAAATCGCTCTGATGAAAGGCTAATTTGCGGCCCGGGCTACCCGCATAAACCACTAGCTTTGGCTAGTCTACTTTAACGGCCCCCATCAGGAGAAATATGGCTAAATATAAAAATGCGTATCGGGATACGCTAGATGATCCCGTTGTTGAGAATGTTCAGGCTCAACCTCAAACTCAAGCTGAACCAAAAGCCTCTGCTAACCCAGAGGAAGAAACGTTTAAAAAACGTTATGGTGATCTAAGACGCCACATGCAACAGCAAATGGCAGAACGAGATCAGGAGATCCAACAAGTCCGTCAACAATTGTCGGATGCTACAAAAGCTCAAATCAGGTTCCCTAAAACGGAAGAAGAAGTTGATGCTTGGAGTAAAAAATATCCTGATGTCGCAAAGATTGTGGATACCATTGCACAGAAACGTGTCCAAGAGGCCGTAACTGATGCTAAAATGGAATTCGAAGAGATCAAAAAAGAGCAAAAGAACATCAAGACTGAAAAAGCTCTTCTAGAACTCAAGAAGTTCCACCCAGACTTTGACACCATCCGTGCAACCAAAGAATTTCATAACTGGGTAACTGAACAACCAAAATACGTTCAGGACGCCTTGTACAAGAACAATACAGATGCACGAGCGGCCGCTAGAGCAATTGACCTCTACAAAGCCGACAAGGGCATCCGTAAAAAGAGATCCAAGAATGTAAGTCTTGCCGCTCAAGCCGTAGGCCGAAGTGGTGTAGCCGCCCCAACAGGTGGAAAGTCTTCATTCAAGGAAAGTCAGGTACAGTCTATGACACCGGCCGAATACGAAAAGAATGAAGCCGCGATCATGGATTCGATCAAAAAGGGATTGTTCGATTACGATGTAACTGGCGGAGCGCGTTAAACCACTTGCTAAACACTTAGTTATTGTGGTATAACAACCTTAATAATATCAGAGCCGAAACCTATGTAATTCTAAAGTCTTACTTTAGTTTTATCATACTTTCCTACCTCACCCTTCCCTATTTTCAGAAGTTTAATTCTAAAGTTACCTAAGTTGAAAAGGCCCTTCCTCGGAAGATACCCCGTCTCACTTAGCCCTTCATGAAGCTATCCCTTCTGTTTTGTAACGACACTAGTGGCGTAATTCAGCAATAGCTGAGTTCGTACAAATTGACTGGTGTTGAATTTCATAACATCTAAAAGGAGATGAACTATGGCTTTTCCAAGCGCGTCAGGGTATAGTAACCTTCCCAACGGTAACTTTAGTCCTGTCATTTACTCGCAGAAAGTTCAAAAGGCTTTCCGCAAATCTTCTGTAGTAGAAGACATCACCAATACGGATTACATGGGTGAGATCGCCAACTATGGTGACTCAGTCCGTATTATCAAAGAACCAGAAATCACTGTTTCTGACTATAAGCGTGGTACAACTGTAGCCGCTCAAGACTTGTCAGACGCTGATTTCAGCCTTGTTGTTGACCAAGCGAACTACTTCATGTTCAAGGTTGACGATATCGAAGCGGCTCACTCTCACGTTAACTTCATGGATCTGGCAACAGACCGTGCGGCTTTCCGTTTGAGCGACACTTTCGACCAAGAAGTGCTAGGTTATCTGTCTGGTTACGAGCGTAACTCAGGTGGTACTGCATGGATTGTTCGTTCAGCCGCAAACGGTACTAAGGCCGATGCAAGTGCTGGTTCAGACGAACTGCTAGTAGCTAACAAGCTAGACATCACTGACTTCGGTGGTTCTGACTTGGGTGGATCAGCAGACGCGGATACACACGCTCTGACTTCGATTCCTACTGCCGCTGGTGGTGGTGCTGGTGCAATCACTTCACCTCTTGCTATCTTGAACCGTATGGCTCGTAAGATGGACGAGGCGAATGTTGACTCAGAAGGACGTTGGTTCGTTGCAGATCCAGTGTTCTACGAGTTGCTAATGGATGAAGACTCCAAGTTTGTTAACGCAGACTTCGGTGGTGGCGAAGAAATTCGTAACGGCCGTGTTGGAAATGGTCTTATCCGTGGCTTCCGTGTTTATAAGTCTAACAACCTACCTTACTTCGGTACTGGCCCGGGCTCTTCTGCCTCTGTCGGTTCTGAAGAGAACTTTGGTGTGTTGGTAGCAGGACATGATTCAGCTATCGCAACTGCACAGCAACTTGCTAAGACAGAAAGCTACCGTGATACAGCATCTTTTGCTGATATCGTTCGTGGTATGCAACTGTATGGCCGTAAGATCCTTCGTCCAGAAGCGATCATGACTGCTAACTACAACTTGGCATAACGCTTTAAGGGTAACCTCTTTCGGGGGGTTACCCTTTTTTTACTTAGAGTAATTTAACCTATGGCATCTACCTATCTGACTTTAACCAACAAACTGCTTCGTCGGATGAACGAGGTAGAAATCTCTGAAGCTGACTTCTCGAATACTCGCGGCGTCCAGACTTTAGCGAAAGATGCTATTCTAGATTCTATAGGTCAGATTAACCAAGCAGAGTATGAGTGGCCGTTTAATGCCGCTCAACACACACAGGTTTTAGCTGTTGGTCAAGAAGAGTACTCTTGGCCTTCGTTTTTCAAGGTGGTTGACTGGAACACCTTTCAAATACAAAAGAATGACTCACTTGGCGTAAGTAACAAACGCCTAGAGTTTATAGATCGTGATGTCTATTTCCGTTATCACAAGGACAAAGACGACGACGCAGGGCCCACCGGGGTACGTTGCCCGGAATATGTTTTCCCGGCCCACGGTAATGGTTATGGAGTAAGTCCGTCACCAGACAAAGCCTACACACTCCAGTTTAAATACTATCTAAACAACGTTGGTCTAACAGCGTTTGATGATCAGACAAGAATTCCAGATAGTTACGACAACGTAATTATCGATGGGGCTCTGTACTACATGTATATGTTCAGAGATAACCCGGAAGCCGCTGGCGTAACACTGCAAGTGTTCCAGCAAGGCATCAAAAACATGCAAGGCATTTTCATTAATAAGTACGAAGAAGTGTACGATACGCGCATTTTTAGGAACAAAAAAAGTTCGTCTGAAATAGCAGGGTACTAACATGGCGGATCGAGTTCAATCGTATAAGGTCATATGCGGTGGGGGTCTTAACAGTAACGAGAACCACCTAGACCTAAGTGAAAACAGCCCGGGTTCTGCAACCCGATTAGTTAACTACGAAGTTAGCTTATTTGGTGGATACCGTAGGATTGAAGGTTTCGTACCTTACAACGCCCAACATGCAGAAGTAGATCCACTAAACGCTGAAGGTAAAGTTTTATCGGTAGCGATTTTCAAAGACGATAACCTAGATACAACTATCGTCATAGCAGTTAGGAAACTCAAAGTATTTACCTACACTGCAACAGCCGGTCAAACGGCGTTCACGGGTAACGATGATAACTCTAGATCACTAGAGATTAACAACACCGCGAACACAGTGGTTACTAAAAACGGTACCACGCTTTCGAACAATACTGACTACACCATAAGCGGTAATACAGTCACGCTAACTTCGGGAGCAACAGCCGGTGATACCATCGTAGTAGACACCAATGAGTACAACTTTTACAAGCATGTAGCGTTCGCTCAATGGTCTAAATACTCAACAGGTATTACCCACAATTTCAAAGACGGAATAAGATCAGTAAATAAACTCCGCCACGTTACATTTAACTTTGGCGACGGTAACAAGATCTGTTTTGTCGATGGGGTAAACAACGCTGTCGTATTTGATGGCATTAACTGGAAATCCATAAGCCCAACAGGCGCAGGAACGGACAGTGACCCCGGGGGGCCAAACGCCCTCGCAAGGCCAGAATTGGTGGATGCATTTGAGAACCACTTATTCTTTGGAGGAGATAGGGTAGCACAAGCGACTGTCGCTCATTCTGCCCCACTGAACCCACTTAATTTTTCAGCTAGTTCCGGCGCGGGACAAGTAGCAGTAGGGTTCGATGTTGTACAGTTCAAACCATTCCGAGGAGATCTGTTTGTATTCGGTAGCAATGGTATCAAGAAGATATCACCAGATGTATCAGCCGGATTTGTTTTAGACCAGATTACTACGAATGTTGGATGTATCGCACGAGACTCTGTGTTGGAAATCGGTGGTGACTTGGTGTTTCTCGCCCCAGATGGACTTCGTCCAGTTGCGGGTACCTCTAGAATTGGTGATGTCGAACTTGAAACAATTAGTAAAGATATTCAGCAACTTCTGACCTCTCTACCCCAAGATTACAATTTAGACACCTTAAATGGTGTGGTGATACGAAGCAAATCTCAACTTCGATATTTTGTTGGTGATGATAACGATGCTTTTACGGCAGACAGCTTTGGAATTATCGGAGGACTTAGATCCGCTGACCAAAGATTAGGCTGGGAGTTCGGAGAGTTAATTGGCATACGAGCCAGTTGTTGTGACTCCGAATATGTGAACACCTCGGAGCTAGTACTCCACGGTGATTACAACGGTAAAGTATACCAACAAGAGAAAACCAACACTTTTGACGGCAACGACATATTGGCCGTCTACACAACACCCTTCTTCGACTTTGGAGACACAGAAGTGAAGAAGGTGATGAGAAAAACGAATACGTTTATTCGCGCTGAAGGCCCTCTGACAATGAACATGGCGGTGGCATACGACTGGGAAGATATCAATACAGCCGTACCAGCATCCTACACACAAGAGTCTAAAGGCGCACCGGTTCGATATAAAGGTAAGAATATTAATTATGCAGGAGCAAACATCATCTACGGTGGTACAGAGAAGCCCATCATTACAACCAGTATTCAGGGCTCTGCGTACGCCACCCAACTCACCTTCGTTACTCTTGGGGACTTCGATCCCTACAGTATTCAAGGAATTGTATTTGAATTCAGCATTGCTGGGAGACGTTAATGGCAGGATATACTAGACAATCAGTTGCTTCCATTATTAACGGAGCTAACATTACCGCTCCGCCATTGAATGCTGAGTTTAACCAACTTTTAGCCGCATTTAATGGAAGCACAGGACACGCACACGATGGAACGACAGGCAATGGGCCGAAAATTAACTTGGTTACTTCTGTATCTGGGTATCTTCCTCCTGCTCATGGCGGTGTTGGTGGACTCAACAACACGACCGCCACGACCGACCCAACAAGTTCCAATGATAACACTGAGGGCTACGCCCCCGGTTCGATCTGGATCAACTCCTCCACCGGTTACACCCATCTCTGTCTCTACAATACAACCAACAATGCAAATTGGGTCACGTTAGCGGCAATAAGCAACACTAACATTATCGCACCGAAAGTCACGAATACCGTGGACATCGGTACGTCTACACTTCAGTTCAAAGATTTATATATCGATGGTATCGGATACATTGATGATATCAATGCTGATACTATGTCGAGTACTGGTAACACCGATATCGGTGGTATCCTTACTGTTACTTCTAATGCTGTAGTAGGTGGGAACTTCACACTCACTGGTATCAGTACTTTGGGTGGAAACGTAACAGCTAGTGCTGATCTTGCGGTTACAGGTAACCTTAATGCTAATGGTAACGTTACACTTGGTAACGCGGCGTCTGATACGGTAACAGTAACAGCGGGCGTAGCTTCACATCTAATCCCATCAGCCGACGACACTTATGACCTAGGTGCCAGCGGATCTGAATGGCGTAATTTATATATCGACGGAATTGCTGAGATTGATCAGCTTAACGCCGATAGCGCAGACATCGACGGCGGTAACATTGACGGCACTGTACTTGGTGCGGGAACTCGTGCGGCCGGGTCATTTACAGGACTAACGGCAGACGGCACAGTTAACTTCGGTTCTGCAACAGTTTCTAATCTAGGTTCAGTAACTACAGCCGATATTAACGGCGGCTCTGTAGATGGTATCACATTGGGTACCAATTCAGCGGTTACTGAAGCTCAAATTGATAACATCAATATTAATGGTAATGCGATTACCAGCACTAATACTAACGGTAATATTGATCTTACTCCGGCTGGCAACGGCGAAGTAAATATCAGTAAGGTTGATATTGACAGTGGTACAATTGACAACACAGTAATTGGTGCAAGTACAGCGGTTGCTGGTTCATTTACAACAGTAAGCACAACTGGTCAGGCAACGCTTGCTACAGTAGATATTAATGGCGGTGTAATCGACGGTACGGCAATAGGAAGCACAACTGAGGCTTCTGGTGCCTTTACTACTCTAACGTCCTCTGGCGGCATTACAGGCTCCCTAACGGGCAATGTGGCGGGTAACGTCACAGGTAATGTTACAGGTAACGTAACCGGGGATATTACTGGAGATGTAACGGGTGACGTTACGGGTAATATCACTGCAAGTTCTGGAACCTCTACGTTTAATGATGTGGTGGTTAACGGTACAGCAAACTTTACTAATACTCAGCTTACTAACGTCGTTGACCCAACTGATGCACAAGACGCGGCCACCAAGAATTATGTCGATACTAACGACGCCCTAAAAGTTACCAAGGCTGGCGACAGTATGACTGGCAACCTGACTATGTCAGGCGGTGCAAAAGTCACTGGTCTACCTACCCCTACGGCTAACTCAGACGCGGCTAATAAGAGTTATGTAGATACTGAGGTAGCAAACCTCGTAGACTCAGCCCCGGGTACACTTGATACACTGAACGAGCTTGCCGCCGCATTAGGTGACGATCCTAACTTCAGTGCAACAATTTCAGCCGAGATTGCGACTAAGCTACCGAAAGCCGGTGGTACGATGACTGGCGCAATCGCAATGAGTACAAACAAGATCACTGGTATGGGTGATCCTTCAGCGGCTCAAGATGCGGCAACTAAGAACTATGTAGATACTAATGACGCCCTAAAACTGAACCTGTCTGGCGGCACCATGTCGGGTGCTATCGCTATGGGCTCTAATAAAGTTACTGGCGTTACAGATCCTACAAATGCTCAAGATGCATCAACTAAAGCCTACACCGACGCACAGCGAGATACTCGACTAGCTACGGCGGGTGGCACCATGACTGGTGACATCAATATTGGTACAAACAAAATTACGACATCAGCAGACCCAGTTAACGCTAATGATCTTGCTAGAAAGAGCTATGTAGATACAATTCACGGATCCGCTGTAGCGGCCGCGACTTCGGCTACTAATGCGGCTAACAGTGCAACAGCGGCCGCAAACTCAGCGTCAGCCGCTTCTACAAGCGAAAGCAATGCGGCATCCAGCGCGACAGCCGCCGCCGCTTCATATGATAGTTTTGATGATCGTTATCTCGGTGCAAAATCCAGTGCGCCTACAGTAGATAACGACGGTGATGCACTTGTAGTCGGAGCCCTATATTTCGATACAACTGCAAACATCATGAAGGTATACGGATCTTCTGGATGGCAATCTGCCGGTTCAGCGGTCAACGGTACCTCAGAAAGATTTACATACACATCTACATCCGGCCAAACTACTTACAGTGGTGATGACGATAATGGTAACGCACTTGGCTACGACGCCGGGTTCCTTGACGTTTATCTATCAGGTATCAAGCTCGTCAATGGTACAGACTTCACTGCGACTTCAGGAAATAGTATTCAACTAGCTTCTGGCGCGGCTACAGGCGATATCCTAGAAGTAATTACTTACGGCACCTTTACTCTGTCTAACCAGTCACTCAGTGACATGACTGACGTTAATACAGGCGGTGTAAGTACAAATGATCTTCTAGCATACAACGGTACTAACTTCGTACCAACCTCTAGTCCTACAGTCACCGGGCTAACTACAACTGGTAATATCAACCTTGGTGACAATGATAAATTAGTATTTGGGGCGAATACAGATTTAGAAATTTTTTACAATGGCGCAACAAACGTCATTAAATCCACAACGTCTAATATTGAATTAAAAGTAAATGGTGGTGGTAATTTTAAAGTTGGCGACGAGTTTGGAAATTTCTTGTTTGCTGTTAACGACAACAGTAATGTCGAGTTATACCACGGCACATCCCCAAGTCTAAAATTTGAAACTACTGCAACTGGTGTCACAGTGGCCGGAGAAGTCGTAGCCTCAAGTCTCGATATATCAGGTGATGTTGATATTGATGGCACAACTAATCTTGATGCTGTAGATATCGATGGTGCTGTCGATATGGCAAGCACTCTGTCGGTAAATGAAATAGACCTCAAAGCTATCGCTGAGACTAAAACATTTAACGCAAACGATATATTTGTATACGACACTAGCAAAGACAGTGATGGGGGAGCTTGGCGTAAACGTACTCAACACACAAGCTGGTATAATGAAGCGTCTAGTTCTACTAGGAGCTCTCGTAAAGAATTCCCAGCGGTTGCAGTATTAGCTTTTAACACGAACCAACAATTAGAAATTTACGACGCGGATGATCCTGATCTACCTCTTTGGGCGAGATACACAAACTTCACCCAAGATAGTGGTAGTGTTGCAAAAGTTAGAGCAAAAGATGGTGTTGTAACTTGTTGTCAAAGAGCTTTAACTGGAGGATTCAGTGGAAATGGTTTCTTCCAATTGAGCTTTGTTGGAGACTTTTTCTTTAGTAATATTGGTTCAGTATTTTCTACTTACAGACAGGGCCGATATAATGGTCTTTATACAAGTAGTTTTGACTTTAAAATCCAAGGCGACAGAACAACTCCAAAATATGTTCTTAATAGCTACGATATTAATGGTATTGATGTAACGGTAAGGCCCGGCGCACCAATTGATCCAGAAACAGGCTTACCAAAACAGACAATTTTGTTAGCTACCGATGGTGGGGTAAATATTATTCACCACGATGACACGGTTATTAAAAAGGGTGGAGGTGTTTATGGTAGCGTGGTCGCCCACGAAGAACATTACATTGCCAAAGGTAGTGGAGATGATATTACAGTCCACCGTTGGCACGATAATGATGGAACTATAAATTACACTAAAGGTGAACGTAGGTACAACGGTAACCCTGCAACACAATACCACCCACACCTATATGGTAACGGTGGTTTCGTTAGGTCTTTAGGAAAAAATAACTTTGTTCATGGAACTGGGGCACATTTAACCCTGTACTCTGAGGCGGGTAATTCAGGTAGAACGTCATTACAAGCAAACATCAAGCACGACTCAAACACTGGTTGGCAAGTTGGCGACAATCTACTTACCACACTCAGTGATAGCGATACAGTAGATGTTACTGGTTCTGAGTTAATATCTAATAGTAGTAATTTTTCAAACACTACAAATTGGTATTTAGACAACTCAAATGTTTCAAGTGGTACAATCGCAACACTCACTACTTCAAGTAATAATTTAATATTTACTCATAGTGACACAAATTCGGCTTGGGATGGTTTTGGAACATCGGCAACTCTCGAAGTAGGTAAAAAGTATATTATCGAATCAAATATTGTTGCCGTCAATGCTATGAACGTTTTGAGAATTAGCGATACATCAAACCAGCATGACGCTGATATTTCAACTAATTCATTCCAAACTACAGGAACACATTATTTTACATTTACTGCTACCGCTACAACAATGTATTTTCATTGGAATGGGTATAACAACACTTCCACAATAACTCTTTCTAATTTTTCAGTGCGTTTAGCTCAAGATGATAGAAGCACTATTAATGGTGGCATAGGTGTTCATGGTTCTATTACAAAAAGTTCTGTAGCAACTGGTGCAGATCTGGTGTCGTATAGTGGGTTTAGCGCAAGTAATTACTTACAACAGCCATATAACTCTGCTTTCCAATTTGGCACTGGCGACTTCTGTATAACGTACTGGGCAAAATTTAGCTCGGTGGGTGGGCAAAGTATTTACAGTACTGTGGGTACTGGTACAAATTCAGGAACTGAAGGAATTGCAGGTAATACTGCCGGTGCTGGGCCACTTGGGTTTGCTGTATATACAAACGGGATCCAATCTAGCGGCCGAACTAACTGCGGCTTTAACATTACCCCTACTTTGAACCAATGGCATTGTATTCAAAATATTCGACGAAGCGGGAACTTGGAGCTTTGGATTAACGGAAGATTAGACGCTACCGCACCAAACTCTACCAACATCAACGCAACTGACAGCTTCACTAGAATAGGGGCGTGGTCGAACGGCACTCATGGTGGTTCCACTAGTTTGTCTTTATTCCGTGTGTCTGCAACAGCCCCGTCTCCAGAGCAGATTAAGAAAATTTATCACGATGAGAAAACCCTCTTCAACACAGGGGCAAAAGCGATCCTACACGGCTCCAGTAATACAGGAGTACAAAGTGCCTTTTACGATGATGTAGACAAACTTCTCTATGTAGCAACTAGTCAAGGCACGAGCGTATTCAGTGGTCTACAAAGAGTATCGAATACAACGACTGCCACAACGGCTGGCGTAAGCGCAAGCAATGGGTTGATGGTGGAGGAATAATATGAGTGTACAAATTACAAAACCAATAACTAATGTCCGCGAGGAGTTAAACGATGCTCGTAAACCCTCTGGTATAGCGGGTGAAGCGATGCTTCGTGCTGAAACTCCGCAAGATCAACAGTCGTTGGTCGGAGTTGGTCGTAAAAATATTATGATTAATGGGGCAAATTTAATAAATCAACGAGGAACAGTATCTGGAATTAACACTGCCACATTAAATTATGGTGGGCCGGATAGACGTAATGTCTACGTTAATCACCCCGGTGAATCTGTATTTGAAATTACGCAGGGGTCTTCAGGGCCTACAGGGTTTCCAAAAACCTGTCGGGTTAATTGTACCACAGCGGGTGCTACGCTAACGGGCAGTGAAGAAATAAAAACGGAAATTCCAATAGAAGGGTATGACGTACAACAAATAGGATATGGTACCCCACAAGCAAAATTTATTACAATAAGTTTTTGGGTAAAATCTAACCAAGCGGCAAACTTTATTTTATGGCTGTATAGACCAGATGGAGGTAGGCACACTTCCAAGGTGTACACGATTAATAACCCTAATACTTGGGAGTTCAAAACCATTACTTACAACCCTGATGTTAGTGATCCAGTAAGTGCGGATAACTCCCCCGGCCTTTATGTTTCATTTATTTTAAACTCTGGGCCTACTTATACAAATGGGACAAGTCCTGATGGGGCGTGGCAGGACATAGTATCTGGTAATAGATACGCAGGATTAACTGCTACTATAGGAAGCTCTACAAATGATTACTTTGAATTTACCGGTCTTCAAGTAGAAACAGGAGAAGTCGCCACCCCATTCGAGCATCGTTCATATGGTGAAGAACTGGCGTTGTGCCAGCGGTATTATCAAGACCACTATAATCCTGGGGTATACAGACCCTTTATGTGGACAGGGGTTACTAACGGATCGGGACACACGCACTACGGCTCTTCACTATTACCTGTTGCAATGAGGACAACTCCTACTGTTGCAGTTTTAGATCAAAACAAAACGGCTTTTGGTAACATATCGGCACAAGCTAATCCCAATGCTGTTAGATTTTATGCTGTAAGTACTGGGGCGAACTCCCGTGCAATATTTGAGTGTCGTTTCACAGCAGATGCGGAGCTATAATCATGATTATTGAAACAGTAAAAACACAAGAAAATAGCTACCTCGTTAACGGCACTATGTCCGTACCAAATAACCCAGCTAACAGAGATTACCAAGCAATCCTCGATTGGATTAACGAAGGTAACACACCAGAAGGCCCAGACGTTATTGAGCCAGATTATGTAGCTCTACGCACAGGCCCAGAGGGCTATGCTTCTATCGGTGACCAGTTAGGTATGCAGTACGACGGTGTCTGGGAAGAGCATGTAGCGGACGTTAAAGAGCGTTTCCCAAAAACTATTACAGGTGGCACCACTATCGGTGATGTACCTCAAGACATCTTAGACGCCGCCGCAGAGAAGTTATTTAATTCACAGGCCAACGAATACAGAACTGCTACAGCCCGTTTAGCTCAATACCAGCTATCCGTAGGACGCCCCGAAGTAACCGAGATGGTTCCTACCGGGAAGCAAGTATTCAACGAAGAAACAGGCGAGATGGAAGATGAACTTGAAGAAATTATCGTCCAAACAGCTATCGAGCCTTTAGAGCCTACTATTGAGATCATTGTCTATGACGAAGAAGATCCAGAAGCAGAGCCTACTACCGAAACAGTATCTAATCCTCTGATCGTTCAAGATGACGCAGAACGAGCGGAAGCCCAGACTGTAGTCGATAATACACCTGACCCGGTCAAGGAGCATGTAGATAATGAGTAAAGCCAGAGATATTGCAGATTTAGATTTTAATAGCCCGGACATTGATGGCGGTAATATCGATGGTGCGACTATTGGTGCTACGACTCCAGCGGCCGGTAGTTTTAGTAGTCTTTCTACCACAGGAAGTACAAATAGTGGGCAAGTAACTGTCACTCAAACACACCCAACTTTATTTTTACAAGAATCAGGTGGGGGAACAACTAATGCCGCGTATTTACAGAAATTTAGCAATGACCTTTATCTCTACAACAAAGAGTCAAACGGAAGTTTATTCTTAGGCACAAACAACGGCACTAAATTAACTATAAATCATGTAGGTAATGCTACGTTTAATGGAACTATCTCTAGTAAAGCTATAACAATCACAGATGGCACTACAAACGGGGCATCAACGATTGGCTCTGCTTCTGACAATTTGTTACTAGATACAAGCGGAGACACTGGAATAACAATTCGTAGTGGCGCGTCTAGCACTGGCGTAGTTTCTTTCGCGTCACCCAGCGACCACAATGTTGGTCAGGTTTTTTACGACCACAACAATGATTCAATGGTTGTAAGGACTAATGATGCTACTGGGCTAACCATAGACTCATCCCAAAACGCTACTTTTGGCGGAAATATAGAGTTTAGTGCGATAACAACTCACGCAAGTATGGATAATGTTTCTATATCCGTCCCCGACAGACAATCCTCACTTTATAATGTTGGAGATCGAGGAAATATCACTATCCAAGCCTCAAGTTCTACTTCAGGAAGTCAGGCGTTATCAGGTGGACGAGTTTTAATAAACGCAGGAAATAGTCATAATGGACAAACCGGTGATGTGATAATTAGCACCGGAGTAAATATACTGAGTTCGTCTGATAAAGGGAAAATACGATTTAACATTGGGGGCAGGACTTCCAGCCAAGAAGTGGCAAGAATTACTGGGGATGGACTACTCTTTAATGGGGATACCGCCCAAGCAAACGCACTAACTGATTATGAAGAAGGTTACTGGCACCCGTATATAAGTGATGGGTCTACTTCAGTCAGCTTGGGTAGTACCACAGGGTATTACACTAAAATTGGTCGAGCAGTTGTTTTAGGAATGAATGGCTATAACAAAAATATTAGCTCACTAAGTGCAAACGGTCACTTACGAATAACTGGACTACCTTTTGTCCCCAATTTGCCTCTTTATTGTAATGCAATGATGGCCCAAAGAAACCCAGTAGTCAGTGGGATCAGTGAAAATGGCAACACTACTATGTTATTGTACAAAGGCGATAATAACGCAGTAGATTATGGGTTATTTACTCGAAACATTTGGAATGGAACTTCGACTATGACTTTCCGCTTTGAATGCACTTATCAAACAAATGCTTAAATTAGGAGGTAAAAGTGTCTTTAGTTAAAGAAAGTATAATTGATAAAATTGAAGTGGTCGGTAATACAGTAAAAAGTGTAGGTGTGAGAACTAGTAATGTCATCTTTGAGGACGGCATAGAAGTTTCTCGTACTTATGCAAGAACTAGTATTGATTGTGATCATGATTATTCAAATCAAGATCCACTTGTTATTTCAATCTGTGATTTAGTTTTTACAGACGAAATGAGACAAGAACACGAACGTATTTATCAAGAAAGTATTGCACCAATTTCTGGTGATTGATTAATTTAGGAACTATGAACGTTGATTGCAGAAATAATTGCCGTCATTGTTAGGGTTATTTGGTTACATATACTTATCAGCTACAGGTCGTATTAACTAATACACTTATTTACTTGATAAGTACACCCTTTATGAGATATAATACACCTAGAGAAAATCTCTCTATTGTATCAAATCCCAAGGCAATTTATGAAGTGTGTCGTCCGTAAGCCAACGCTCGACGATTATAATCAAATTAATGATTTAGGTCGATGGTTCCAAGAAAACAGCTTATACGAAAAGTGTGGCTGGTCAGATAAAAAATCCTACTACTGGGTAGCTACAGGCAGTAAGCCTGACACAACAACCTTTATGCGTGTTGTGGAGAGAGAAGGTGAAATAATTGGCTTCTTTCTAGGCAATATCACCGAATATTTCTTCAGCGATAAACTAATAGCTCAAGACCTAGTAATGGTTTTCAAGCCCGAAGATCG